AGCAGTGAAAGGCATTTTTACAAATACAGGCCAGTCCATTTGCCAGCCTAAGTATGTCGGATGTGTCATAATAGTCTCCATAGTCGGGGGTAGGAGGGTGAGGGGCCACCGAAGCAGCCCCCCAGATAGAAATTAGGCAATGATGCCAGAGAAGAAGTAACCCAAGTCAGCGCCAACAACTTTCATGTCGTAGGACATCTTAACTTGGATATGCTCTGCAACCTGCTGACGCTTCAGTGCATCGTCCGAGAAGGACTCAACAGTGATGCCGAGGTTGTTGACACCTGGAATGTTGTTCCATGCGAAGGTCAAACCTGCTGCTGGGGTCATCAGACCTGCCGAGCGTGGGGTGTGAACCAAGAGAGCGTTCTTGCCACCGATGAAGCTGTTGCTTTCGGCAATGCCTTCTGCGCTGTCGTTCTTCACTGCTTCCATGACGTAGAAGTTCTCTACTTCAAAGATCTCAGCCAACTTAGCATTGGTGATCAAGGCAGTGTTGGAAACGGTTGCGCCACCGTTCAAACGAGCAAGGATGTCTGGGTGGTTGATCAGAGTGTCACGAACTTCTTTACCAACGACCATAGTGTTTGGCTTGAAGCCACCAGATGCCAACTGCATAGTGCGGCGGGCAGTGGTTACGTTCTGGATTGGTGTAGAGTTGGTGTAGTCCGACCAGTAGACAACTTCGCCTGCGCCAACAGAACCAGAAGCGTCACCAGAAACTTCCGAAGTCCAAACACCAGAGGTGAAGAACGTGGAAGCGAACTGCTCTTCGCGGTGGATCATCAGGCGAGTTGCCAAAGTCTCAGCACCTGCTGCACGGATGTCCAACATTGCATCTTCGTTTGCGAGGGTCTGCTCGTCAAAGTCCATGCCCAAGCCGAATACGTCAGCATAATAGCTGTCGTTCGAGATGGTCATGCCGATGCGGTTTACTTCCGTGCGAGGAGCCAACTTCTGGACATCGCCAGTGCGGTTCATGTTTGCGCGGTCGTAGATGTAGTATTTATCGGACTGACGCTGAACGCCTACAGTAGGGAACACTTTGTCAGCGATAAAGTTTTCTTGAGATTGCACATAGGCCAGTGTCAAGTTGGACAACGGCTGGTCGATATGCACCTGCGATGGAGTCAGGAGAGGCATATTATAATTCCTTTCTATGCTCTAGAATTAAGCAACAATGTTGCCGCCTTGGATAAGCTCCATAGCGATGACTTGACCGTCAACACCAGCTTCCAAAGCATAGCCCATTACGTAGTCGCCAGTGGCAGCAGT